CATTACCAGTAGCTGTGAAGTTAGTTATCGTGAATGATGTTGTAGCCATAATTATCTACTTGGTAGTAATAAACTTTTAGATTCTTTTGTTTTTCTAAATCGTTTCTTTTGAGCTTCTTTTTCTTCTGCTATTAGAGATTGTATAAGTGGATCATCCATAATAGAAGCCCATGCTAATCTTCTTGCTTTATTAAAGATTTGATCTATCTTTTGATTATGGTAGTAGTCAGAACTCTCATAATCTCCTCTATTACCACTTGCTATATCTCTATGCATTAGATTCAAGGATTCTAATATTCTAGGATCTTCAGCTAATTTATCAAGCTTACGTTCTAAATTTTGTCTACCTATAGCCTGTTGGAACATAGAGCGTATACGTGGTGAATCAGTTAAATTATCACCTCTTGGTGAATAATAAGTAGATAAACGTAAATCATAACCACTATCAAATAATAATTTTCTACCTGGAGTACTATCAAGATTCAAAGATATAGGACTAATAGCATTAAACATTCTAGTCATAGGATCATGATCTTTAATAGGTCTACCATTTAACATATCATATTTAATAGGTAGATCTTCTCCTGGTAAGTTCTCACTAATTAAGTTTCTATTTCTCCATGCTTGAGTAATACCTGATCCTAATTCTCTAGTATAAGGTGTGAAAATTTTACCTAATTCATTTCTTAAACCAGCCATAGGTATTGTATTATTAGATATATTAGCTAATATACGTTCTGCTTGCCCAGGTCTACCACCTAAAAGATCAACAAATTGTTGCATACCAGCAAGGTATGACTTACTACTAATACCTTGAGCTATAACTAAAGATACTTTCATTAATTGATCTTTAGTCCACTCTTCACCCATCAATTGACTAGCATCACCGATATCACCTATTAATGAGAATATTTGGTTGAATGGTTCAATAGAATCATATCCAACTAATAAACCTCCTACTTTAATGTTTCTAGGTTTATATCCAGCGTCTAACCATACTTGTCTTTTTTGTCTATCTACTGGACCATTACCAGTTAAATTACCAGACATCCAAGACCATGTAGCCATAGAAGTTAATGCTGTACCAATAGCTAATCTACCAGTTTGTAATGCCTTAGCATTAGCAAGTTCTGTAGCATTAGTAATACCATATTTAGCTAAATCTTCAATATCAGCTGCCGTAGCAAAAGCTATATCATTAAATTCTTTAACTAAAAAGTTAAAACCAGGAGTATGTTTAGCAGTTAATTTAAGACCATTTACACCAGTTCTAGCAAATAAGAAGAAAGGTTTAGCCCATGGATGTGCTTGGAATACTTGGTTTAATCCTGAAGCAAATCCTTGTGGATTAAGTTCTTCAGTTAGTGTAACTTCTTTACGAGCAAATTTAGTAGCCGCATCTATTATATTACCGTCACCATCGAATATCTGACTATAAAAATCTTCTTCATATACTCTAATTAATTCAGGTGTTATTTCACTATAAGCTGTTAAAGCACCTTTCTGTTGAGCATCCATAGCAGATCTCATAGCCTTTTCTCTCATCTTAGCTCTACCTAAAATGTAACCAAAAGCATCATCAGTTGCTGCCATTAGTTTAGTAGAGTAAGTTAAGAAACTATTATTATTTAAAGCTCTAGCTGAGTTAGCTACACTAAACCAGAATTTATCTCCATCTGTAGCTCTACCACTTTCTTCAGTCCATTTTCTAAGTAATTCCCAGTTCTCATCACTTTTAGTATATTCAGCAAATCTAGTTTTGACAGTTGAAATATCACCAGACCAGTATGAATCTAATTTATTTTTAAATAATGTCCAAGATTCTGGTATAGCTTCCATCATAGCATTTATTGAAGCCAAACCTGCTCTAAGTGTAGCAGAATCACCATTAAAAGGATACGTGAATGCTGCTCCTAAGGCTGTAGAGAATGGTCTAAGGAATGTTGAGGTGCTTGTACCTATAATAGCTCTCATGGGGGTCTTAGGACCGCTTAGAATGCTATGTATCATAACACCTTCTAGTTCTCTTATAACAGCACCTGTTTGTTTCTTACCTTCAATCTCTCCACCTTTGATCATCTTTCTAGCCCAAGCATCGAAGTCATCTACACTATTAACTGTTTTCATAGAGGAGAATGCTTCAAATAATGCATTAAGCATATTTTCATCAGGATCATCTTTAGCTATCTGTAAGATAGACATAATAGATTCCCTGGTATCAGCCATATCTTCACTTAAAGTTTCTTTTAAGTATGCTTTACGTTTACCAGCTCCTAATTCTCTAAAGTTTTGTGACTTAACAATTCTAGCTTTCTTTACTTCAGTTAGTAGAGTTAACATAGTATCTATTATTTGATCAGCTGGACCATCTATATCTCCTAGATCTGCCCAATCTGATATTTCTCTACCAGCTACTCCAAGGTCTCTCAGTTGATGTAATAGAGAACCAGTTATCAGATCAGCTACTACTACATTTCTACTAGTTAAAGTTTTGATAGCATCATCTGTACCGCCATCAAATACATCATAGGATTCAAATAATTCTTTTAGATATTCATCTGATGTCATATCAGCTGCATTTCTACCTAATGTTATACGTTGATGTGCAGCTATAGAATCACCAAATACTTCTACTAATCTTTTTCTGCTACCACCTACACTTTTAAGAACTGATTGATATCTTTCACTACTAAGTAATCTTTTCAAGACATCATCAACAGTATCTTCACTGATGTCAGCTTCTCTAGCTATACGTTCTCTTTGTACTGGTGTAGTGACAGAAGGTGTAGACCCTTCTTCTGCTCCCCAATCAGTTCTTATTCTTCTTTGCTGTTCCCATACAATAAAAGGATCCTCTCCTGATATATGAGCAGCTTGAGAGGGATCAGCTATAGGTTTATTCTTACTACCACGGAATCCAAATTCATTCCTTCTAACTTCTTGGATACCTTTTCTAAGTGTTTGTAATTCAACACTTCTTTGTCTAGCAGCTATCTGTGCTTTAACTGCATCACTACCTCTACCTAAAGCCATTGCTGCACTATCAAATACGAGACCAATTCCCATACCTTCAACAATGTTTTTCAACTTCATCATTACAGGATGATCTGTTTCTCTAGTACTTAAAGGTGTATCTATAAAACCATAGCGTTCTCTAAGCATACCTAGAGCATTCTCTCCATCTGATTCTTTAGATACTAAATCAGACACAGCACCGACTCCAGCAGCTCTAACTAAACTATTAGCTAGTAATCCAGAACCTGCTATACCTAATCTAGCTGCAGTTAATTTAGCAGTAGGTATAATAGCAGCTGCCATACTACCAAAGTGTACAGCACCTCTTAAGAATTTACCCCACCATGTTTTAGTGATGATAGGATTTTCATGATCTACTAATGGATCCCATTCAGGTCTATAGTAACCTTTCTCTTTTCTTTCTTTAGATATTTCACCAGTTAATGCATCGACTGTACGTTCAGGAAACGTCATTATAGAAGATGCACTATCTTGAAGGCCACCTGTAAGTATAGATTGACCTTCTTTAGCTAATGCTTTTAAGCCCCATTTTTCAGCATTCCTTGGATCTGCTTGTTCACTTAGAGCTTGTGTTTCTTTCTCTTCTTCTTCTAGTTGTATAGCTTCATCTGCTTCTTCTTTCTGCCTAGTACCTTCTAAGTACTCATTTATTCCTTCAGCAAATTGATTAGCAGCTTCAGTATCAACTAAAGACGGATCTATAGGCATTGTTTCATACGTTGTATATATCTCCCACGTGAGCCGTAGCTACACCTGGAAGCAGTGTATTTAGATTATTAAAGGGTGATTCTTCTCCAACTACTTGGATATGTTCTTCCATTAATGTTGGATCTATATTTACTTGTGATATTTCCCAGCCGTTTAATTGATTATTACGTTGAGCTTTTTCTCTCAATGCTTCGAGTAATTGTTCAACAGAATCTGCTCCAGTTAATTCAACTAATTCTTCGATATTTTCTACATCATTAGCATCTACTAGAGCTTCAATGAATGCTCTATTACTTCTAGCAGGTGAAGGTTTATGTAATAATAAATCTTGTTTTTTTGGTTCTAAATTTCTTTCTGGTATTGGTTCTACTTCATTTTGTTTTAATACACCAGTTAGGATTAACCTATCAACCATTAATTCCCTTGGAGTTTTATTCTTTACAAACCTAGCAGCTGCTCTATAGAATTCAGGTATTTCACCTTTACCTTTCTTTATATAATCAAGAGCTGCTTTTAATTCAGGTTCTTCACCTTCTAAAAGATTAGGACTATCTAGAATAGTAGGATCTTTAGCTATAGCTGAGTATAATTTATTAAAAGTATTAGCTCTTTTTTCATCTCGTTCTAATATAGGATATGAATCTAATGTACCGCCTTTAATTACTTTAGAAGTTTCTTGTTGAGCAAGTGAGAAGGCAATTTCATGAGTTTGACCTAATTCTCTTTCTAATCTATATTTAGCATTAAATACATCTTCTGCTTGATCTCTAACAGCAATGAATAATGGATTACCTTTACCTTTTTCTAGAGTTTCATCTTCAGTATATGTCATTACTTGACCATCTAACCACTTATTTCTAGTACTTAGTTGATCTTTATTTAAACCTCCAGTCTTTGCTATCTTAATCCATCTTTCCCACATTTCCATATCTTGTATACCATCTAAATCCTCAGGTAGTATAGTTTCTCCTTTCCTATATCTTCGTTTTAAATCAGCTTCAATGACATCATCTTCAATATCTTGTTTGGTTAGATAATCATCTATCCAATCAGCTTTTTTACCAAAGGAAGCAATATGTTGTTTTTGAAGATTCAACATATATTCTTCCGTAGGAGGAACTGAGTTAGATCTTATAATATCTAATTCTTTCTTTTTAAAATCTAATTGTTTTAATTCTCTTTCTTCCTGATCTGCATCATGTTCAGCTGTTCTTTTTTCTCTAATTGCTTTTCTTAAATCTGATGCTTCTTTTTTCCAATATTCTGATACTATATGTGGTTGATTGTCATTACCTGTAATTTTGTGATCTAATATTTTTATAGCATCCTTCCAATGTAATTCTCCACTTTTTACAGAATCAGTAATAAAACTAAAAGCTTCTTCTCTAGCTCCTGCCCATGAACCAAAGTATCCATGATAGGTTTTCATCCATCTTTCCAACCCAGAAGCATCATCACTAGTTTGTAAAGAAGTTATTAATTCCTCCTTACGGAAATCTTTAGCTGCTGTTCTTTGTGCTGCAGTTTTATCTTCAGACCACTTTTTTAATCTAGCTAAGTGATCCTGATATAATGGTTCAACAGCATATTTTTGAACTAATCTAGGACTAAATCCAGCGTCTAATAAGTCTTGAACATAGATTCTAGCTAATTCTCTAGATGCAGAGTTAGCTTCTTGTAAAGTAGTAGCAGTACCAAAAGTCAAACCATTTTCATTAACAGCTGTATCTCTACCTTTTTCAAAGAACTTAGCATAATTTAAAGTAGCTAATGCTAAACCTTCTTTTTCTGTAGTAGTACCTAGTCTAATAGTTTTTAGTTCATGCTCTAAGTCTGGGTCAAGATTAGTTCTTTCTAATTCTCCAGCAGCAGCTAAAGAGTTATAACTCATTAAAGCACTTTCATCTTCTAATAAAGATGTTTCTGCTATATCTTCATTATGCTTTTGTAATGCATTAACATCAACAAAACCTTTAGTTAAAGCATCTGCTTCTGATTTAGCTTTCCACCATTTAGCCGTTTCTACAGCTTTAGGAGTTAAACTGATTAGCTGATTTATATTATTTTGTTGATTTTTATAGTTCTGATTATTTATTCGTATAAGCTGATCGAAATGGTTATTCATATCAGCTATATTATCATCTATCTGATCATTAACAGTTTTAGTTAAATCAGCTTCAGTACTTTTATAATTAAAAGCTGAAGTATTAAATAGATTAGTATTATTTGCAAGGAATTTATTATATGGAGTAGATGTCTTTGATTTAGCCATTACCTATAACCTCCATGTCTACATCAATTTGACTGTAATCTACAGTTAAATAATCTTCACGTATACCTACAGCCATAGGATTCTTTTTAACAACATCCTGAGCCATAGCTCCACGGTAACGAGTATTATCACCTTTATAATTAAATTCATATATCTTATAACCATTAGGAGATATACCAACTTCTTCAATATTATCTTTAAGTTTAATATCTGAAGGGCCGAATGCACTAGCAATACTTAAACCTGCACTTAAAGCGTTCATGAATTGACCCATTGTATCTTTCTGAGGCATCATTACTGGCATACCATATTCAGGTGGTAATCCTAATCTTTCTCTATTACTTTTTATTGCACTTTGATATTGTCTTATAGCTCCTACTTGAGCCTTAGCCATTTGTCTACCAAATGTATTATGTAATTTACTTTCAATAGCTGACTGTTGATTTAGTAGAGCTAAATATTGATTTCTACCAGCTGTTCTAGATCTACCACCTTCATCTATGAATTGTGATTTACTATATGCACTAGTAGCTTGCTCTTCTAACTTCCTACCTTGACCTTGTATGTCTAAAGCTTTTTCATATAAGTCACTAGTAGTCCTACTATATCCAGTAGCAGCTGTTTCTACACCTCTTTGATAAGATGTTTCTTTATTCCAATACTTAATACTATTGGATTTAAAAGCGTAATCTTTCTTTTGTTTTTCAATTCTGGCTTGTTCTCTTATACCAGCATTAGGATCTGCACACACGGCAAAACTCGATAAAGGACAATTGGTTAGGTCCATGCTTAAGTTCCCTTAAGAATTTGAAACCTAGAAATTTGAGTAGTTTTAAATGAACAGTATTACGTTTATCAACAATGTTCCATAGCAAAGGTTCTGTTCTACTCTCAACATACCTTTTAGCTTCTCTAGCAAATGTAAGTGGGTACTCATGGATTGCGGGTGTACACATCATCCATATTGCACCGTTAGTATCTACTCCAGCCATTCCGGCAGTCTTGCCGTTAGGCACCACGAAATACACACAGGAGGGATCACAAGCTAGTTCTTTGAAGTATTTAATAGGATCTAGCCCGTGACCCTCTTCAAGCTCTCTGCGGTCTTCTGGACGTAAATTAGAGGCTACCTCCATAGCAGCCTCCATTGTTGATGGGTGAATGTATTTAGACACGTCTATAAAATCTTTGGGTGTAATCCCCTTCCCAGCTCATTGAATGTAATGTAGCAGGTGATGGGTTAGTTGATTTAAGTGTTATATCTACGTTTGTATTTCTTTCATATACTGGGATAGTCTTAATTTTTTCTGATAAATATGGAGCATCTCCTGCTTCATAAGCATCTAATGAATTAGATTCGTAGATTTCAGTATATGGATCTTTACCTACTTTACTTGTTAATGTAGTTTCATAAGAACCTACCTTACCAAAGTTTAGTTTGA